ATGCGCAAGGGCTTGCAAATGTGTATCTCGTTAACTAAGATACTGCCCATTGATAGAGGGCAAAACATGCAGCATTTGGAAAAGGCGATCTGGTGGGCTGGTGGCGTGAATAAGCTGGGCAGACTGCTCGGCATCAATCACAGCAATATCTGCCACTGGAAGCGGAAAAAAGAAGTGCCGGCCAAGCATGCTGTGAAAATTGAGCAGCTGACAAACGGCCAGATCAGGGCCGTTGACATGCTTTCAGACTGCCAGCAAGCCGCAACAGAATAATTCCTCCCTGTGATTTTGGCGCGATACCCTCGCGCCTTTTTTTTTGTGCAACAACATGAGCATGTCGCGATTACCCTGGAATAAGAACAAAGGCAATCTGGAGGCGCTGTTAGGCGGCGACTTTCAGGCAACCGTCACAGACAAGCCGATCCAGGCAGGCAGCGCTGGAGACTATGCGTTGCGGTATGCCGCGCTAGGCTGGCCGGTGTTTCCGGTTTACGAAATGAAGGAGGACGGGGGATGCAGTTGCGGGAAACCTGACTGCAGCAATCCCGGCAAGCACCCACGCACGGCCAAAGGCTTTGAAAACGCCACGACCGACGCCGAGCAGATCCGCAAATGGTGGGGGGCTTGGCCGAATGCCAATATCGGCGTGGCGACGGGCGAGCGCTCAGGCATCTGGGTGCTGGATGTCGATAAAAAGCACGGCGGCCTTGATACCCGCGATGATCTCATAGCAAAGCATGGGCAGTTCCCAGATACGCCAATGGCCTTTACCGGGGGCGGCGGGGAGCATTACCTGTTCCGATACCAGGCCGGCATTCGCAACCGCGCCAACGTCCTGCCAGGCATCGACGTGCGGGGCGAGGGCGGCTATATCATCGTGGAGCCGTCGAACCATCATGCGGGTACAGATTACGTCTGGGAGGCCGAGGGCGACCCGCTCGAAGGCGTGGCACCTGTCGATGCGCCGCAATGGCTGATTGATCTGATCGGGCTGGAAACTGAGCGCGAGCGCAGCACAAGCGCACCGGCAGCTGGGGCAGACATCCCCGAGGGCGGACGGAATGCTGCGCTGGCCAGTCTGGCCGGGAGCATGCGCCGTTCAGGCATCGGACAGGAGGCCATCGAGGCCGCCTTGCAGGCCGAGAATGCCAAGCGCTGCAATCCGCCCTTGCCTGCGTCGGAAGTCTCCACCATCGCCTGGAGCGTGGCGCGTTATGCCCCAGCCGATGACGTGGCGGCGCTGTCGCGGGTCGATGTATCCGAGCTGATGGCCAAGATCAACGGCGATGCGCCAGAGTCCGTCGAAGGGCTGGAAGTGATCAACGCCGCGGAATGGGCTGGCCAGGAGATCGAGGAGCGGCAATGGCTGGTCGACGGCTGGATGCCCATGCGCCAGACGACCGCACTTTATGCCAGAGGCGGTACCGGCAAGACGCTGGCCACGCAGCAATTGATGACGGCAGTGGCGGCCGGGGGCGACTGGCTCGGCATGCCAGTGCGCAAGGGGCCATGCGTTGGCCTGTACTGCGAAGACGATAGAAACGAATTACACCGCCGCCAGGCCGACATCAACGGCGCCATGGGGCTAGGCTGGGACGATCTGCGCGATATGCACATCATCCCGCGTGTCGGGCATGACAACCTGCTGATGCATTTCGATAGCAAGGGCATTGGCCACCTCACGCCGTTCTGGGCCGAGCTGTTCAACGTGCTGGAGCGCGTGCGCCCGGTGCTGCTGGTCGTTGACACCGCTGCCGATACCTTCGGCGGCAACGAGAACATCCGGCCACAGGTGCGCCAGTACGTGCAGCAAGCACTTACCCGGCTGGCCTCAGCCTTTGATTGCGCCGTGATCCTGTGCGCTCACCCATCGGTGGCCGGGATCAACAGCGGCGAAGGCACAGGCGGGAGCACCGCCTGGGAAAACAGCGTGCGGTCACGCTTGTACATGGACAAAGACGAAACCACCCACCGAATCACCCTGACCCGTAAAAAATCCAACTACTCAGCCATTGGCGATGCCGTCGACCTGTTCTGGCATGACGGCGCCCTCAAGACCTACGCAGAAGCCGAAGCACTTGGCGACCTACCCGAGCGAATCAGCGAGCAGAAAATAGAGACTGATTTCTTCACCCTACTGGATCACGTACACGATCGACAAAAGCAAAAAGTCAGCAACGCACCCAACGGAAAGAACTATGCGCCTCGGGTTTTTACCCGGCTTGGTGCGCGTATGAAGCCGGCCATCACCTGGTCGATGGAGCAGTGGGAAGCGGCCATGGATCGCCTCTTGGCCGATGGCCGGCTGATTGTCTCAGGCGATCCAAAACGCGGCCTGAATCTGGTCCGGGAAGGGGAGCAGAGCGATGCCTGAATTGATCAGATTGGCCTGTGCAAAACCTGTGGAAAACTTTTGGGGAGTTCATGGGGAGTTTTGGGGAGTGTTCTGTAAGTCATTGATTTTAAAGGAAAGGGCAGTGTCTCTGGGGAGTTGGGCAGTGTTCTGTAAGTCATTGATTTTTAAGGGATTGCGCAGTGGGCAGTGTCTCCCCCCCCTAAAGGGGGGGATAGGGGCTTTACAAGCCCCACTATCCCAAGGCCCAGCAAGCTGGGGAGCGCGAGCGGAAAAATGAGCAGGCTGGAGGAGCAATTTGCCCGGCAGTTGGAGGGCGCCAGATTGCCGACGCCGGTCAAGGAATTGCAGTTTGCCGAGGGGCGGCAGTGGCGTTTCGACTTCGCCTGGCCGGTGCAGATGGTGGCGGTTGAGATCGAGGGCGGCACCTGGAGCGGAGGCCGGCATACACGGGGCATGGGGTTCGAACGGGACTGCGAGAAGTACAACCAGGCGGCGCTCGATGGCTGGACAGTGCTGCGAGCGACAGGGGCGATGGTAAGAGACGGCCGGGCATTGGCTGCGGCTAGGATGGCGTTGGATGGTGAGGCGTGAGTGCAAAAGGTACTCCCTGGGGAGCCTGGACACGGGTATGGAAGCGCGCGGGTTTCGGCTAATTTTTTGAGGGCTTAAGGGTTGTTTATGCAAGCAGCAAAACACGTGCCAGAATTGAGGCGGGCAAACAAGGCCGAGGTATCCGAGTTTTTCGGCGTGACTTTGCCCACTGTCAACGCCTGGATTGCCAGAGGATGCCCGGTGCTGCAAAAGGGGGCGCGCGGCATTCCGTGGGTGCTGGATCTGCTGGAGGTTGCGCAGTGGCGATTCCAGCCGCAAGGGGATGGCGACCCGGAAGACCCGGACAACATGACGCCGAAGGAGCGGCTGGATTGGTACAAGGGCGAGGCGGAAAAGCGCAAACTGCAGATCACCGACGGGGAACTGGTCGAGGCATCCACCCATGAGCGGCAAATGTCTGAACTGCTCAAAGTGTCGATTTCCTGGGCCGAAACCATGCCGGACGTGATGGAGCGAGAGGCTGGCTTAACCCCTGAGCAGGTCGAGCGACTGCAGGCGGCAGTCGATCGGCAGCGGGACCGGTTGCACTCGGTATGGGCTGGCGACGATGTATAAACCCGCTTTTGCGAAATCTGATCTGATTCGCCGCGACATCGCTGGCATGGCAAAGCCGCCGCGCCGCATCCGCGTCAGCCAGGCGGCGACCGAGGTGGTGCGGGTGGCATCGCCATCTGGCTCAAGCGAGTGGGATGCCTCGATTGCGCCCTACATCGTCGAGCCGATGGACATGCTGGCCAGTCGCCGCCACGAGGCCGTTGTTTTTGTTGGCCCGGCTCGATCGGGCAAAACGCAGGGACTGGTTGACGGGTGGGCCGCTTATGCAGCTACCTGCGACCCTGGCGACATGCTGCTGTACTTCCCAACCGAAGCCAACGCCTACGACTACAGCAAGCGGCGACTGCGCAGGATGCACGAGAACAGCCCGCGATTGGCAGAAATACTTTCTCCGCGTGGGCATGACAACAGCCTGGGGATGACGATCTACCGGCACGGCATGATTCTGTCCCTTGGGTGGCCGACATCCAGCCAGATGGCGCAGAAGGATGCCAGGTATATCGCGCTCTCCGATTACGACTCGATGCCGGACGATGTGGGCGGAGAGGGTTCGGCATTTGATCTTGGCAAAAAGCGCATACAGGCCATGATGTCGGCGGGGATGGCGATGGTGGAGTCCAGCCCCAAGCGCTCCGTGATCGCCTCGGATTGGCGACCGTCGACAAAGCACGAAGCGCCGCCCGTTGATGGTGGCATCCTCACGCTGTACAACAGAGGCGATAGGCGCCGCTGGTATTGGCCATGCCTGCACTGCGAGGAGGTTTTTGAGGCGCCTGGGCTGCCTGATTACGACGATCTCGGCGACGTGGAGGAGTCCGCGAAAACGGCAAGGGTTGTTTGCCCTAACTGTGGCGGTATCCATCTGCCGAGTGACAAGCGCGCATTGCAGGCAGGCGGGCGCTGGATAGCCGATGAAAAAACCGATGGCGCAACCTTGGCAACGTTTTGGGTCAAGGGTACGGCGGCCGCTTTTCAGCCTTGGCACAGCCTGGTGCGGAATCACCTGCTGGCCATGCGAACTTTTGAGCAGACAGGGCAGGAGGAGGCACTACGCACGACTGTCAACGTCGACCAGGGCATGCCGTACATGCCGCGCGCCATGCGTAGCGCCAGAACGGCAGAGCAACTTCAGGGCCGCGCCGAGTGGTGGGAAGTGCGCCAGGTGCCGGAAGGCGTGCGGTACCTGAATTGCGCGGTTGACGTGCAGGGCAACCGGTTTGTTGTGCAGGTCATTGGCCACGGCGTTGATGGTGAGCGGTGGTTGATTGACAGGTTTCAGCTCACGGAATCGCCGCGCACGGACATTGACGGCAACCCGCATCCGCTGGACCCGGCCGCCTATGCCGAGGACTGGCACGTGTTGGAGCCGCTGGCCTCGGCAGAGTATCCGCTGGCTGATGGATCTGGGCGAAAGATGCGCGTGCGCATGGTGGGTATTGACTCAGGCGGCAAGGGCGGGCCACAGGGCAAATCATCCACCACGCTGCGGGCCTACAACTTTTGGCGCGCGATGGCGCGCAAGCGCTTGGGCAAGCGCTTCCGTCTACTCAAGGGTCATCCAGGCGGCGACGGCAAGGCGATGGTGTGGCGCACGTTCCCCGACTCCAAGCGCAAGGACAGGGCGGCTGGTGCGCGAGGAGACATCCCGCTGCATTGGGTCAACACGTTGGCGCTGAAGGATCAGCTGGACCTTGACCTCAAACGCGAGGAACAGGGCGCTGGCTATATCCACCTGCCTGACTGGATAGAGGATGAGCTTTTTTCCGAGTTGTGCGCAGAGGTGCGCGGCCCGAAGAAATGGACAGCGAACGGCCGGAATGAAGCGTTCGATTTATTTGTCTACGATGCTGCGCTCGATCAAATCACCGCCCTGGATCGTGGTGGCTGGAAATCGGCCAAAGAAATTGATTGGGGCAATCCGCCTGCTTGGGCAAAGCCATGGGGTGACAATAGCCTTGTCACGAAAAATGGGCAGGAGGAAAAGCCTTTCCAGGTGAAGGCGAAAAAGCGCAGGCGAAAATCCAGCGCGCCGGATGGTTTCGCAAAAGACGGCTGGAGCCTATGAGCGACGCGCCAGACCTGATCGCAGCAATCGAGCAGGCATTGCGTCAGCAGTTGGTAAAGCAGGGCGTAGAGGCGACATGCGCAGAGATAGCGGCGAAAATCGCTACCGAGCACGTGCGGGCGGAATGGGGTGGCGAGCGGCACTACATCAAGAGCGATGCGCGGGCCAGCGCAATCACGCCGCAGGGGTTTGGTAGTGGGGAGTGGAATTTGTGAAAAAACACCAAGAGGATTGCCATGCTTACAACAGTGCCCACCGAATTTGAATGCACCGACGACGCCGGGGAACTGATTTTCAAAATCAGCGCCTTCGATGCGCATTGCGCCACGGTAGAAATAAGGTCGGCTGTTACGCCTGCCAACTGGCCGGCAATTTCCGATCGAATTTTGCATTGCCTAAACAGCATGAAACTTGGTGAGTCTCAGCTTGATGAATTAACCGCACAGGCGCAAAAACTGGACCTGGGCTATTGCGCCTAACAGGCATCAAGCGGCACCAGGCAGCTATAGCCTAGCGCCGAATCCCTACGCCGCGAAGGCGTACAGCTTTTTAACCGCCCGTGGCGTGCATTCAAGCGCAACGCTTTTGCCATCGGTCAGCGCGATATCAACAATCGTTTTCGAGTCTCCGTAATACGATCCGAAAACCGCCAGCAACACGCCGACAATCAACCCGATCACGTTAAACAGCACCGTGAGTACGCCGCCAACTACGACCAGGCCGAGCAGAAAACTAACGACGCTAAACCGCCGCTGCTTTTCTGTGCGAGCCTCTATCGCGCCGATCTGATTGCCCGTATAAACGCCGCGCGCCTGCCCCTCGATCACTAACCGCGCATCCCGGCTCAGATAAGCCGACCCGCTCGCGCCAAAACTCCCGCTGACAATTTTCATTTGCACCTCCTAACTTGTGCATCCCATGCCTAAGCGCTGCACACGCTTGCGGCGTAAAACATGCAGCATGGGATACCAGTATGCTCAATCCGATTTGGATGCGCTACACGCCGCGCTGGCCGCTGGTGAGCGCCGCGTGACGTTTGCCGATGGCCGATCGGTCGAGTACGAATCGACCGACGAGATGCTTAAGCGCATCCGGTTTATCCAGAAAAACCTGCGCGAGCAGTCGGGCAAGACGCGCCGCTTATACAGTGTAGCGAGTTTTGCCGATGGGTAAGCAGGTGATCCATTGGCGTGGCGGCCAGCCGGTAAAGGCATATTACGAGGCCGCGCGTCCAGATCAGCAACGCAAGCGCCGCCGCGAAACAGGCAGCGCTGATACCGCTGTTTTGCGGGCAGGGCTTTCCTTGCGCGAGCAGGCCCGCCACCTGGACCAGAACCACGACATCGCCCGTGGCGTGCTTGATGTGCTGGTTAAAAACACCATTGGCCATGCCGGCATCCAGGTCGACCCGATGCCGCGCGACCGCGAGGGACGCGTGCACAAGGCGTTCGCCCGCCGCATGCGCCAACTGTGGCGCGATTGGGAAAAAAAACCCGAGGTCACGCACCAGCTTGACTGGCCTGCGATGCAGCGATTGATCGCGCGCACCCGGTACCGCGATGGCGAAGCGCTGATTCAGCAGATCAAAGGCGTGCAGGACACGCTCGACCACGGCACCAAGGTGCCCTACAGCCTGGAAGCCATCGAGCCGGATCTGCTGCCGATGGACTACAACGACCACAACCAGCGCATTGTTGCCGGCGTGCAGCATAACGGCTGGGGCCGTCCGCGCTTTTATCACCTGTACCGCGAGCACCCTGGCAGCGCGTATACGCTGCCGACCGCGCAGCAGCTGCGTACCGTGCCGGCCGATCGAATTCTGCATGCCAAACTGGTGGATCGTTTCAACCAGACGCGCGGCGTCTCGATTTTTGCCAGCGTCTTGCTGCGGCTGGACGATATCAAAGACTATGAGGAATCCGAGCGCATCGCGGCCAAAGTAGCCGCGAGCATGGCGGCTTACATCAAAAAGGGCGATGCGGCCAGCTACGATCCCGTCGAGGACGAAGACGAAGACCCGCGCGATTTGCGATTCCGCCCTGGCATGGTGTTTGACACGCTTATGCCCGGCGAAGAAATCGGCACGATCGATACCAGTCGGCCCAACACCAACCTGCAGCAGCACCGTGATGGCCAACTGCGTGCCGTAGCGTCCGGCACCAACACCACCGCATCGAGCATCAGCAAGAATTATGACGGCACCTATTCCGCCCAGCGGCAGGAACTGGTTGAAGGATGGGGCGCCTATCAGATCCTGGCCGCTGATTTTGTCAGCCAAGTCAGCCGCCCGGTGTACGAGGCATGGATACAGGCCGCGCTGGAAGATGGCCAGCTGCTGATCCCGCAGGATCTGGACCCCGACACGATCAATGACGCGCAATACATCGCGCCGCAGATGCCCTGGATCGATCCGCAGAAAGAGGCAAACAGCTTCGTCACCCTGGAAAGCGCTGGCTATATCAGCGCGCCAGAGATTATCCGCCGCACCGGCCGCAACCCTGACGATGTGCTGGAACAGGAAACCGCCTGGCGCGAACAAGTCCGCGAGCGCGGCATGAATTTCGATCCGGTGTTTGGGCCGGTCGAATCAGAACCACAACCGACACAGGAGGGCGGGACGAATGCCCGAGTCCGAAGCATCAAGTAATCGCTGGTACCGCATCAAAGCGGCTGGCCCGCAGAACGCCGCCGAACTGCTGATTTATGGCGATATTGGAGAAAGCTGGTGGGAGGAGTCTGTCACCGCGCTGGATCTGGTGCGCGAACTGCAGGCGCTGGATGTGGCGGATATTACTGTTCGAATTAACAGCTACGGCGGCAGCGTTACCGATGGCCTGGCCATCTATAACGCGCTGCGCCGCCACCCGGCCACTGTCACTGTCGAGATTGACGGCATTGCCGCCAGTATCGCGTCACTGATCGCGATGGCCGGCGACATCATCAGCATGGCGGAAAACGCGCGCTTGATGATCCACGCGCCTTGGACCTATGCCGCTGGCAATAGCGCAACCCTGCGCGATGTGGCGGACCAGCTCGACGGATGGGCCGAATCGATGGCCTCCAGCTATGCCCGCAGCGGTAAAGACACGGCCGAGATTATCGATCTGCTGACCAGTGGCGAGGATTACTGGTACAGCGCGCAAGAGGCGCAAGAGCAAGGCTTTGTTGACAACATCACCGAAGCACTGGCCGTGGCGGCCAAGTACCGCGACAACCGATACACGAAACCCCGAAAAGCGGCAGCCGCCGCACAACCCCATCAGGAGCAAATCATGCCTGAAGTACAAAAGCCGGCGGCTCAAGATTCGACCGCCAATATCGAGCAGATTCGCGACGAC